GACCCATCTTGGTTTGGTGTTCCAATTTATTGTGAATCACAAGAAGTTAAAGAAATGTTAGTTGCTCACTTTGAAGCAAACAAAGTACAAACACGAAATTATTTTAGTGGAAATATTTTGATTCATCCTGGTTATGAACATTTAGATAATTACAAAGATTATCCAAATTCAAATAAAGCATTAAGTAATGTATTCTTTGTTGGTTGTTCTCCATTGTGGAATGATAAAATTTTAGGTTATATTGAGAAAGTTTGTAAAAAATGGAACGATTAATTAATGTTTTTGGAGGCTCAGGTTTTGTTGGCAATCGTTATGTAGAATTGACTGCAAATCCTGAATACACAAATATTATTGTTAATGACCGGGAAGATTATGAAATTAAAAATAATGTCACAGATGTGGTCTATTTTATTTCCACTATCGACAATTATCATGTGCATACCGACCTGCATATTGATATTGATACTAATCTCACTACATTAATGTATGTGTTGGAATCTTTAAAGGGTAAAGGAGATATTACATTTAACTTTATCAGTTCTTGGTTTGTTTATGGTGATGTACCTTTACCTGCCAAGGAAGATTCTTATTGTGATCCAAAAGGATTTTATTCAATCACTAAACGCTGTGCGGAACAATTAATTATTTCTTTCTGTGAGACCTTTAATATTAAATATCGCATTTTAAGATTGGCAAATGTATTAGGTAAAACTGACCATAAAGTATCTAAAAAGAAAAATGCGATACAATATATGATTAATGAAATTGCAAATAATCGTGATGTAGATTTATACGATGGTGGTATGGTATATCGTGATTATATTCATGTCGATGATGTTGCTCAAGCCATTAATCTGGTTATTGAAAAAGGTGCCACAAATCAAATTTATAATATTGGTAATGGTCAAGAAATTTATTTAAAAGATGCCTTAGAATATGCAGTAAAATCTTCTGGTTCCACATCAAAGTTAAATACTGTTCCTCCTGCAGAATTTCACAAAATTGTTCAGACCAAGAATATGGTTTTAGACAACACCAAGATTGAAAATCTAGGTTACTTACCAAAATACAATATTTACCAAATTATTGACACTTTGGTCAAATAAAACCCAATATTTCCCCGGACTATGTATCGAAGCCAATCTTTCTATGGATTGGCATTAGAATTTTAAAAGTTGGATAAATAAGTCCAAATTCACTCTTTTTGGTAGCCATAGTGTGCTACAACTTAAAAGGATCCTATGCAATCGTTTAAATCGTTTTTGAAAGAAGAATCTGGCGCAGATGAAGGCCAACTAAAGCACATTCATCACGCTGAGGACCGCCCTTTAATGCACGGCCATGCTGGGTTTGAACACGCTCATGCAGCTTTAATGAAAGCTCATGCCCATATGACTGGCGGTCACAAAAATACCAATTTAACAATGAAATATGATGGTTCTCCATCGATTGTATTTGGTCATCATCCTAAGAATGGTAAGTTCTTTGTGGCAACTAAGTCTGCCTTCAATAAAGATCCAAAAATCAACCACACAGAAAAAGACATTGACAGGAACCACGGCCATTCTCCTGGTCTTGCAAAGACACTCAAACACGCACTCAAGCATCTACCTAAAGTAACTCCTAAAACTGGTGTATTCCAAGGCGACTTGATGCACCATGCAGACACAAAACATTTGCATGAGAGTTACATTGTAGAAGCTAAAGGTGATGTTTCTTTTACTCCAAATACAATCACTTATACCGCCAAAGGTAAAGAAGCAGAAAAGATTAAAAAATCTAAAGTCGGTGTGGTAGTTCACCATCAGTATAGTGCTGACATGAAACACGCTTCTCCTCATGTAGATACAAGTAAGTTTAAAGAACATCCAGATGTTCATATTCATGGTGCGGAACACGACACAAGTAAAGTGAAACATTCTGCTGAGAATGAGAAACAATTTCAGAAACATATGGCAGCTGCCAAAGAAATCCATGATACACATGGTCATAAGATGTATGATGCTATTCACAAGAAACATAGTGGAGAAACTGGCCACCTGTCAACCTACATAAACAAGACAGTAAGACACGATGAAGTGCCAAGTGTTAAAGGTTTTAAAGAACATTTGCACGATATTCATGCAAAACAGGCAGCTAAAGTAAAAACAGAAAAATCTAAAGCGGAAAAAACTAAAGAAGGCGAATCACAGATTGCTCATGTCGAAAAACATAAAGCACACTATGGTAACTTATTGTCTATGCATCACCACTTACACCAAGCTAAAAATGCATTGGTTAAGTCTTTAGAAACACATGAAGGACATTACCAACACCATATCGATGGTAAGAAGTCCAAACCTGAAGGTTTTGTAGTTCACCATGACAATCAACCAACTAAATTGGTTAATCGTGCTGAATTTGCTAAACAAAATTTATTAAAAGTGCGTAAATGAAATCGTTTTTAGAATTAGTCGAAGAAACCAAACAAGGTGAAAAACACCATGTAATGACCTTTGGTCGGATGAATCCTCCAACAACTGGTCATTTGAAATTAATCAACAAAGTTAAAGATGTTGCGGCAAAACATAATGCAAGTCATTCTGTTGTAGTATCTCACTCACAAGATTCGAAAAAGAATCCATTAAGCAGTGCTCAAAAACTCAAACATTTAAAACGGTATTCTCCAGACACACATTTTCAAGCTTCATCTAAAGAAAACCCAAGTGTTCTGCATCATGCATCTCAACTGCACAAAAAAGGTGTAACTCATTTGCATATGGTTGTTGGTTCTGACCGTGTCAAAGAAATGCATCATTTATTACACAAATATAATGATGTAAAAGCTGGACACGGCCACTATAATTTTAAAAAGATTACAGTTCATTCTGCTGGTCAAAGAGATCCTGATGCTGAAGGTACTGAAGGAATGTCCGGCACCAAAATGAGAGAGCACGCCAAGAATAAAGATATTCATTCTTTCCGAAAAGGCGTTCCAGGTCATGTTTCACATGAACACGCAAAAGAATTGATGCATGATGTCCGTAAAGGAATGGGCTTACATGAAGATATTGACCGTGGTCAATTTAAAGCCATTTTTGTAACTGGTGGTCCAGGTTCTGGTAAAGATATTGTAATCCGTGAAGCAATTGCAGAATCTCGTATTGTAGAATTGAATTTTATTCAAGCCAGAGATTATCTTGGTGACAAACAAAAACTATCAGAAAAAACCAATGACTTCCGTAGAGAAGCCATTCGTTCCCGTGGTCCTTTGATTATTAACGGTCCTGCCGATGACATTGAAAAGATTACCTATATTAAAGAAGAATTAGAAGAGCTTGGTTATGAAACCATGATGATTTTTGTTCACACCAACAATGAAACCAGTCAACAAAGAAATTCTAATTTAACTCGTATGATGGCCGAATCCATCAGACAAGATAAGTGGCAAAAATCTCAACAAAATATTATAACTTTTGGTGAACTGTATAATAACTTGGTAACCTTTGACAACACAGGAAACCTAGATACCAAAGAGGAAGACATTAATGATATCTATGAAAGTACAAAGTTATTTTTAGATACTAAATCAATTAATGAATTCGCCACAGATTGGCTAAATAAGAATGGTAGAGATTTAAATAATAAAATAAACTGGCTATTTGGAGAACAAAATGTTAAGCAAAATTCTAGGTCTATTCAGCAAAAAACCATTGGAAAATACAGTTTCCAAAGAGCAAAAGGACCAGCAGATATCAAACCTGACAACGCAGGAAGTCTTGTCAGCGGACAAGACGCCATCTCAGGAAACACAGGTCCAAGAAAAAATACAGGAGTCGGCAGTTCAGTCACCGGCGGAGCTTGGCACGGCGCCTACGAAGAAACCCAACCAACGCTCAAAATCAGTCCGCTCCCAAAAGAGCCAAACTTCCAGCAAGACAAAGACAAAGAAAAAGTAAAACGGCGTGGTGATAGGTCTTTAAGTGCGGGTCGTGTTGCCAGACCTTCAGGAATAGGTGGCGAATACGATACAAGAGCAGGTGGCCAAGGTGCTGCAGCAGGCGCCGGACTTGGTCAGAATTTGTACGGAGAAAGTGAATATTATAGCAATGCAAGCCAGAATGGTACAGCAATGCTTGGTGCTAAAGTAGAACCAAATCCATTGGATTCTTCTTACACTCCTTCTTCTCGTACATTTGAAAAATTTAGAAAAAAGATTAAAAAAGAAGCTATTGATGATCCAGGTGCAATAGATATGGGTGTTGGTGGTACTTTAAACGGAGCAACGAATAAAGAACCTGTGTTATATCCAGGTCTTGGAGCCAGAAGCAATTTAATTGGCGTACAATTTAAAAATAAAAAGAAGTTAAAAGAAGATTCTGTAAAAGAATTAGAAAATGGTTTGCATAAGTTAAGTAATCATAGTTATGATTCTATTAATAAACTAATGCAAGGCATCGCCAAGAAACATGGTATTACAGGTAAAGATTTACACAATCAGTTCAAAGAAAAACACAATAAAATTCCTGATGAATGGATTAAGGATAAAAAATGTTAAATTTTAAAGATTTTTTAGAAATTATATCTGAAAAAAATGTTCCAACCAGTCCAGAAAAATGGGCTCGTGCTAAATCAGCTGCCAAATCTAAATTTGCCGTTTATCCTTCCGCTTACGCAAATGGATGGGCTTCAAAAAAATATAAATCGATGGGTGGTGGTTGGAGAGCAGAAGAAGTTGAACAATTGTTTGATATTATCGAGGAAATGGTTGAAGCGGCCGCAGCAGAACATAATATTGATTCTGAATTACTTTGGGAAAGATTAGAATCAGTAAGCGATGAAGAACTTATTGAAGAATCAGCTGCATGGCAACGCTCAGCGGGTAAAGACCCTAAAGGTGGTTTAAATCGTAAAGGTATTGCTTCTTATCGTGCAGAACATCCCGGTTCAAAATTAAGTATGGCGGTTACTACAAAGCCATCAAAATTAAAACCTGGTTCTAAAGCAGCAAATCGTAGAAAGTCTTTTTGTAGTCGTATGAAAGGTATGAAAGCAAAATTAACTTCTGCAAAGACTGCTCGAGATCCAGATTCAAGAATTAATAAATCGCTACGCAAGTGGAATTGCAACTAATAAACGGAGAATAAAAATGTTTGCAAAAACTAAAATAAGTCAGTCAATGATTGATGCTGTTAATAAAGTTATTGGTGAAGAACCAACAGAACAAAAAGAACAAGTTCTTAATGAAGCTGGTGCGCCAATCAAAGAACCTACACCTACAGGCATGAGAGTGTACGGTAGTAGTTATGGTAATTCCGCTAAAGCTAAACAAGACCAAACCAAATCTTCTGTTGATGACCTTAAAGAACCTACCAAAAAAGATATTGAAAAGGATTCTAAACTTTATCAAAAGGGATACCACGGTACTTCAAAACATTATTTGAGAAAAGACACACAAGATTATTTTGCAAAAACCGGTAGAAATGAAGAAGTTAAAATGAAAGAAGATTTAAAAGGTAATCAACATAAGATTGATGCCAATCACAATAACAAAATTGATGGTCAAGATTTTGCTATTCTTCGTGGTAAAAAGAAAGTCAAAGAGGACATGGAATTTGCAAAGCGTTTACTTTCTATCTACGAAGGTAAAACTCCTGGTTCATTAGAAACTTTCACCAATAATAATATGGGTGAAGAAATGTCTGATGCTCAAATGAAAAAGCGTGAGAAGATTGTTAAGTCCATGAAAAAAGGCATGGCCGGTTTTAAAGACCGTTACGGCGACAAATGGAAGAATGTGATGTATGCTACTGCTACTAAACAAGCTATGAAAGAAGATTCTTCTGATGAGTGGGATGGTGAATTTTTAGAAGAAGCAAGTCCAGTAAAAAATCAAGATATTGCTGATAAAGCATATTTGAAACATAAGCCAGGTACTGTTAAAGGTACAATGACACAACTTGGTCGTTTTCTCCGTGGTAAACCAGAAATTAAAGAAGATATTGAACATATCGAAGAACGTGATGAAGGCAAACCTGGTTTGATGTTTAAAAAGATTGCAGCTAAAGCTTCTAAAGAATATGGTTCAAAAGAAGCTGGCAATCGTGTTGCTGGTGCGATTCGTAAAAAAGTATTAGCGAAAGAAGATGTGGTTGATGAATCTGTTCAAACCCAAGATACAAAAACTGCTGACAAGATTACAACAGATACATTAGCTGGTCGTGTTATTGGCGGCAAATTGAATTCTTTCAAAAACTACAAAGTAGATTTAACAACTAGTGGTGAAGAAGCTGTACCAAAAGAGCACGACATTGGAAGTGATACCAAAGAGAAACAAAAAATTACCACCAATCCTGGTCCAGTAGATGTTAAATTAGATGACAAATTAGGAAAACCATCTCCCTATAAATATTTTGCAAAAGAAGAAGTTCGTGGTGAACTAAAAAAAATTAGAAGTAAAGAAGTAAAAGATACCAATAAAGAAATTTCTTCTTTTAAATCTCATCCATCCGCCACACAGCAGTTATCAAAAAATGAAGAAGTTCAAGTAGATGAAAAAGTAATTGCTGGATCTCCAGGTTGGGAACCAATGAAGAAAGATGTTAAAGACAAATCTGGTGCAGTTCATACTCCTATGAGTCGTGCTAAAAATTTAGCTCGCCAAGCAATGAAGAAGTTAAAAAATGAAACCATGATGGGTAAAATTTCTAACTAAGGTGTGTTATGAAAAAATTAAAAGAAATTAAAAACAGTCTTGTTCCTGCTAAAGGAGTTTATGTGGATCCTGGTCAACTTGGCCAATATTCTGCACAGAACCAAGTGGCTGAAGGTGCATTAGAAGATTATCTTTCTTCACGGGGCATTAATCCTGAAACTCTTTCCACTCCTTCAAAAATTGCTCATTCTAAATCATTACAATTTTTAAAATGGAAACAAGACCATCTTGCAAGGAGAGAAGAACACTCATGGCAAGACAAAATTGATAACGCTAGAGTTGCTGACACGGTTGGTAGAACAAAAATGATTCGTGACACATTATTTGGTGAACAAACCGAAAAAATTTCTGGTCCTAAAGCAAACAAACCTACTGCTTTAGAAAAGTTTCGTGCTCTTGCTCAGGCTAGAAAACAAAAACATGATGCGTATGAAAAGGATCAAGGAAGAGATGGAGCTGGTTCATCAGATGCAATCGACCGTTTAGAAAAACACTTGAACAAAGAAGAAGTTGATATTAAAGAAAATCATATTGCAATTGCCATGGGTAAAATACTCGATGATGAAAGTGGTATGGTTTTATCTCAATTAGAACAACTTGAACGCTGCATTGGTATGATTCGGTCTTATGTCGGTAAAGATTATGAAAAACAATTGCCGGCATGGGTTCAATCTAAAATAACTTTAGCAACAGATTACATTGATACTGTTGGAAATTATTTGGTTAGTAAAAATGAAAAAGTAAATGAAGGAGTTGAACAGATTGATGAAACTCCAGGTGCTCAAGCAATGAAGGCCTCTGGTGTCAAACAATCTCCAGATAAATTACTTGCTCGTACCGGCATGAACCTGCCACATAAGTTTCCTAGAAAAGGTCAAACTAATTTAGGCAATATTCCTGGAATGAACACTCCCGGTGTTAGTAAAGCCACAGCTGATTATGCTGAAAAACGCCGTGATGATAGAGCAAAAGAACTTAAGCCTGCCATCAAAGCTGCTCTAGGTACACATGGTCCTAAAGGTAAATTACCAGAAGAAGTAGAACAGATTGATGAACTCAAAAAGACCACAGTATTTTCTTGGTTGAAAAAACAACCTGTGGTACCTGAGAAAAAACCAGGTATGAGCAGAAAAGACCACAATCAAAAAATCAAAACTCACAATAAGAGTTGGAATAGGGCTTTAGACCGTTTGTCTGGTTATAAACCAACAAGTGAAGATGTAGGTGACCCCAAAGCAGCTGTAAATGCAGATGGATTAAATAATCCTGTGTTGGAACCATGTGATGTGCCGCCATTAAAGAAACAAATGTCAAAATCTGCTCGTATCATTAAAGCTTTGTACAAAAACAAAGGTATGATGAAAGAAGATTTATATGACCACGAAAAAGAAGATAAGTCTGTTGCAGGTTATGGTAAAAAACCAAAGTTTATGAAAACCGATGAAAAAGATAGTAAAGGTGACAATAAACCTCAAGCCGCAGCCATCATGACTGGTGGAAAAACACTAACAGGTGTAGAACGTGATGATATAGAAATTGACCCTATGATGAGAAATCGTCCAGGTCAGCCTGATATTACACAAAAAGACAGTAAAAAAGAAGATAAGAAGAAAGATAAATAACACCATAACCCGAGGTTAAAAGGAGAAAAAGATGCCATCATGGGGAAATAACGACCAGGCGAATAGTAAACCACTATTTCCAACAATGCGAGATACTGTACCAGTAACAACTTTGGTTACTGCGAATAGTACGACCGCTGGTAACACAACTATCATTTTTACAGGCAATACCACCGGTGCAATTGCCGTTGGCCATTCTGCATATACACTAAATGCGAATCTGTCCCGATTCTCAGATGGTACTATTCTTGATGCAAATGATATTGCTTTCTATAAGTCTAATAATACTGTTGCAGCAGTTGATTCTGCCAATGGTAAAATTCGATTTGCCAATGCAACTATTGGAATTATTGGTGCTGGCCAGACTGTATGGTTCTCAAATAACATTACAGGCAGAACAGGCAATAAAGCCAATACATTCTTAGATACCATTTTGGTTACAGCAGGTCGTATCGCCAATACACAAGGAACAACCTTTGGTGGTGGTTCAAATGTGGCCAATACAAAACTTGGTTCTGTTAATGCTGGTTGGAATCGTATTGTACAAAAGAGAAATAATGATGGTACAATTCGTTTCTTAAAAGAAACTTTGATTTGCTTAGCTAACGCTACGGCTTCAAACGTATCTTCTGCTAATACAAGTTCTAACGCAATTTTCGGCGGACTGTAATTAGTAGTATTTGATTTTGTGTACGGAGGCTTCGGCCTCCGTTTTCATCTTGAAAGAATAATAATAATAAATGTTTGATGATTTGAATGAAGATAATTTTATGATGTATGCAATGAAGTGTTATGAAGCACCAAATTGTATTATGTCGGAATTTGAAGGAGATATTAAAAGGACCAAATACCTGAAAAGATTGTTTCGGAGATATAAGGTCACTAAAACTCTTAAAGAACGACTGATTCTCAATCATGTCATTCTATTAAATAATGTTTTTGGTCCAGAAGTGACCGCAAGAATATTATTTTATAGAATTGATGAAAGAGATTATGATATTTTGAAAACCTTTTTATTGTATTTGGGTATTATGCCAGATATGGTATGGGGAATAAATGGAAAAAATATTCGTTCTACTGATATACCAGTAGATATGCATATCGCAGAGATATTAAGGAACATATGAAATCTTTTAAAACATATATTAACGAAGCTGTCGATAAAAAAGACGTTATTTCAGTAGACATTCCATTAATGATTCGTTTGCTTGAATTGGCTCGTGAAGATGTTAGAACTGATGTGGAACTACATCAAGTTGTTGAAAGACTTATCAATATTCGCAAGAAAGGTGTATTGAATATGAATCATTACAACTATATTGCTGGTAAAAGTAAATCAAAATGAAATCATTTAGAGAATATCTTAATGAAGATTTAAGACAATGGTTTAAACAAAAATGGGTTCGCATGGACACCAAAGGCAACATTAAAGGTCATTGTGCAAGAGAACCAGGTGAAGGCAAACCAAAATGTTTACCGCAAGCAAAAGCTCATGCAATTGGCAAAGAAGCTCGTGCTTCTGCTGCTCAAAGAAAACGTAGAGAAGATCCAAATCCAGAACGCCGTGGTGCACCAATCAATGTAAAGACTGAAGAAGTTAATATTGATGAATCTGCAGCCGCTGCTATTGCGGCCGCAACAGCAATTGCAAAGAAAAAATCTGGTAATTACGATTCAAAAGGATTTAGAAAAACTGCATATAAAAATCCAGACCATCCTTTGAGAAAGAGTAATGCTCAAAGAGAAAAAGAAATGGATGAAGCTTGTTGGGATGGTTATACGGCCAAAGGTATGAAGAAAAAAGGCAACCGTATGGTGCCTAATTGTGTACCTGAAGAAATTGTAAATGAAGATGGTATGGGAGCTGGCGTTGCCGTTCCTGGTCCAACCAATGTTGTTGGTGGCGGTGCTATTGCTGGTACTGGTGGTAAAGGTGGTGAACCTGGAGTTCATTTACCAAGAAGAAAAAAAGATCCTGTAATGTTTAATACATTTAGAAGAAAGTTGCCAAAATGATTTGGTTATTAAGTTTTCTTCCAAATTTTATATTTCATCTTATTGTCATTATTGGCATCTTAGGACTTCTCGCCTCTCAATTTTTCAGTTTTATTCCCTTTGTCAGTACATACACTTCGCCAATTAAAATTGCATCTATTTTATTATTAGTCATTGGTGTTTGGTTTGAAGGTGGTATTAGTAATAATGATGCTTGGCTGGCCAAAGTTAGAGAATTGGAATTTCAAGTTGCTAAAGCAGAAGCTAAATCAAATGAAGCAAATGTATTGTTAACTTCTCAACTTGCAGCTAAGAATAAAGAGATTGCAAAAACACAAACCGAATTAAAAATTAAAATCAAAGAAATGGCCAATGCCATAGATGCTGAATGTAAAGTGCCATCTATTGCAATAAACATTTTAAATGAAGCGGCAAGAGGACCAAAAGGAGGTAAAAAATGAAATATGCAATAATCGTTTTGGCATTTTTACTTTCTGCCTGTACTGCTGTTCCTGTTGATAGAAAGTTTCCTTCCATTCCCGTAGAATTACAACAGGCTTGTCCAGATTTAAAAACAGTTAATACAGACACCACAAAACTGAGTGAAGTAGTAGATATTGTTGTTGCAAATTATGGACAGTACAAAGAATGTCAAGTTAAAGTTGATTCTTGGATTAACTGGTATAATACACAAAAACAAATATTTGAAAGTGTGAAATAATGGAACTGACAAAAGAACAACTAAGACAATTACTTCCAAAAAATCCATACATTGATAATTGGTATGGAGCACTATCACAATTATTACCTGATTATGAGATTAATACACCACAACGTATTGCGGCTTTCATAGCCCAATGCGCTCATGAGAGTGGTGAGTTTACCACACTTAAAGAAAATTTGAATTATCGTGCTCCAACTTTACGCAAGATATTTCCAAAATATTTTCCTACTGATGATATTGCCAACCATTATGCTAGCCTTCCAAACAAACAGGAAGCGATTGCCAACAAGGTCTACGCTAATCGTATGGGCAATGGCGATGAAGCGTCTGGTGACGGTTTCCGTTACTGTGGTCGTGGCCTAATTCAGTTAACAGGTAAAGACAATTACACATGGTTTGCCGCTTCTATCGGTATTAGTCCAGATGAGGCATCTGAATACCTACAAACATTTGAAGGTGCAGCTCAATCCGCTTGCTGGTTTTGGGAAACAAACAACCTGAACCAATGGGCAGATAAAGGCGACATCTTAACATTAACCAAGCGTATCAATGGTGGTACCATTGGACTTGAAGATAGAATTAAACATTATGAACACGCTCTTCATGTCTTAGGAGTATAATATGAATGATAAAAAGTTAGCAAAATTTTTAATTATTTTATTATTACTTCCTTTATCATTGGCATATTTTAGTGGTGATAGATATCGTTATCCGTGTCAAGACCCTGAAAATTGGAACAAAGATATGTGCAAGTTGCCGTACTGTGATGTAACAAGAACTTGTCCTCAACATATTTTTAAAGGCCAAAATGACCCTCGCTTGGGGCCAGAAGCAAATAAACCCATTGCACAAAACACACCAACACCAATAACTGGAGCGAATTGTAAATGAACTTGAATATTTTTAATAAAGAAGAAAAGAAAGAAGATAACTTCATGTATACCGAAGAGCAATTAATGGCTCGTCTGAAGTTTTTTATTGGTATCTGTTTAGCACTCACTTTATTTGGTATTGTGTTTGTTGTGTTATATTCTTTAATTTTTGTAACCCAACCACTTAATGCTATTAGTCCAATCGACTCCAAATTCTTTGAATTGATTATTCCTATTGCCACTTTTTTAACCGGTACACTATCAGGTATTATGCTGGCAGGAACTTCTAAAGAAGATAAAGAAGCGATGTTAGAAGCTCATAAGAGAGCAGCTGAGAATTTTGAAGCCACTAAGAAGATGATGACTGCGCCTCCACCCACACCTTCATATAGTAGTGGTTCATCGATGTATCAACAACCACAACAATTCACTCCAGGAGTTGTAATGAGTTCTACCGGCAAAGCAATGCCTGTTCAACCACCACAACCTGAACTATAATGAATTGCATTAGAAGTATGCTCGCCGACAGTTGTGATGGATCCGTTAGCAGTAAACGGGTCGTAACATTATTGGCGTTTATGATTTGTGCCTATGGTTTTATTGCCAGCATCTATGGTTATCCTATGGACACCAAATTATTTGATTCAATGATGTATATTGTAATTGCAGGTTTAGGTTTTACTGCATCCGAAAAATT